ATAACTTCACGCTGTATAACGCGCAGATGACGGTGCAGCGAAAGAAGCACCAGCCCAAGGGGTGATATGTCAAATCTCATGCTTGGTAGCAGCACGTACTTATTAGGCACGAACGACACGGCTGACGTGCTGCTTAACAATATCTCTCCCATGGACGCCAATCAGCCGAATGGCTTGGCCGATGGTATTATCCAGGTTCAGACGGCCCTTGGCTCAGGGGTCGATCTCGTGGGCACACGCAGCAGTCTCAGTGAACGACTCGCTGTGCAAATGCCTGCCGATGGTCGCGTGATCCCCCCTGGCACGATTGTCATGACCGGGCGCAATACCGCGCCCGTTGGGTGGCTGATCTGTGACGGGGCGGCTGTAGACCGCACGCTGTTCGCCGCCCTATACGCCGCCATTGGTAACACGTTCGGCCCCGGCAATGGCACGACGACGTTTAATCTCCCCGACATGCGCGGGCGTGTCGCGGCCGGTGTTGGAACTGGTACTGGCGGTGGAGCAAGTGGAACCGGGGCGGTGTCTGGCGGTGCCGCGCTAGCGGCGGTGGCTCTGGCAGGATGGTTTGGGGCCAACGATGTCACGCTAACCTCGGCACAGATTCCCGCACACACGCACCCGATCACGGACCCTGGTCACTCGCACGGACAGAACGGTGGCACTGGCGGTCCTAACAGCACAGAGCTGGCGCTTGGCACGTTCGACACCATGGGGAACGCGTCCAACACTGACTCTGCCACAACCGGCATCACCGTGAACAACAACACGGGTGGCGGTGGATCGCACACGAACTTGCAGCCGACAGTGGGGCTGAACTTCATCATCCGTACGTAAGGAGATCTATGTTTGAGTGGATTGATGTGACCATGCTCGGGTTGCTCGTTGGTCTCTTCGGGTTCAACTTCGGTAAATCGAGTTCAGAGTCTAAGCAAGAGTCCGGTCTGCGCGGTACAGAGTACTTCGGCGACACGGCGGCTCGCGCGTCTAGCGCGCTGGCCGACACAAAGAGTTTGCAAGATGAAATCAACGCGTCTGACTTCGGCTCCTTCCGTGGTCAGCGTGGCGAGGACATGTTTAACCCCGGCCAGTTTGGTCTGGGTACACAGGCCGATGAGGCCGTCAAGAAAATGATGTCGTACTCGCTCGGTCGTATGTCGGCCGAAGGTGCAGGACGAGGGATGCTCTCCCCTGAGAACACGCCCGGTGTGGCGGCGAGTGCGACGAGACAGGTCCTCCCGCAGTTGCTCCCTCAGATCTCGCAGATGGCGCAGTGGATCTATCAGTTGCCCGAGATCTGGAAGAGTTCGCTGTTGCAGTACAACACGAACACGGCAAACGCGTTCGCGCCGTTCCTCGGGTCACAGGGTAACGCAAGCGCAAGCGGGTTTAACTTCGGGACGAATGTGGGTGGCGATTCGATGTTCCCTGGCAAGATGATGTCGTAGGGGGTACAATGGCGAGCGCAGACTTTCAAGAGATGCAAGGCATGCTCGGTAAAATTACGGGCATGCCTCAAGAGGGCCCTGAAAAGCCTTCGTGGTTTTCGTCGGCGAGTTCCCCTGAGTGGCAGCAATATAACAACTACTATGAGATGCAGAAGATGATCCAGCGGGCATCGTTGCTGCAAGAGTTGGATCAGCGTCTCAATCCGATCTCGCTCGGTGAGTCCGCGAGGTTCCTCGGTAAACAGCCGGGTGAGATTGCCGCTCCTGGGCAGATGCGCGATGTCACGGAAGATGTCTATACTCCGACCGTCGTCGAAGGACCTCGTCCCATGGGCACGCGTCCAGGCTTTGGCCCGAAGATTGGCGAGCGACAGGGAGAACCGGGAGACTACGTCACAAACCCGGATGAGCTGTTTCCGAACGGACTCAGCGAAACTCCTAACCTGATGTCGGGCATGTACCAAGACTTCTTAGACAAGAAGCCGCCGTACTACGAGCCTGGGCAGACGATCTCGGAACACGCAACGATACAAGAGCCGGTGGTGCTGCAAGGCCCTGGGGCTCCTGTCGAGGGTCCTCCGCGTATGGATCGAGTGGTCACGGGACGCGAGGCCGATGTCAACGCGCCAGCGTCGAAGCTGCAACGCGACATGGTGCAGGCGGAGTTACATCGTCGATCCTTGCAGACGCCTCAGCCGCGTGCGCGCTCAGAAGCCGAAGTCAAAGCCGAGATGGCGAACCTGTACCGACAAGATCCACAGGCGCACTACGGTGAGGGTGTCGCTAGCGGGGCAATCGGCGCAGACCAGAACGTCAAGCGCACAGAGGCGGGCGCTGATTTGTCGGGAGCAAAGGCGGAAAATCTACGCGCACAGACAGAGTACACGCAGAAGACGCTTATGCCGCGTATTGCGCAGATGCAAGCGAATACGGCAAAGGCGCGACAGGAAGTCGTCGAGATGAAGAATCTCACGGACCCCAAGCGTCAAAAGATGCTGGGCGAGATCACGAAGAACGAGGCGTACGTAGACTATCTCAAGTCTCGCTCTGACGGGAGAGACGCAGAGTTGGCGCTCAAAGAGTCGAAGCTCTATGCGATGCTATCAGAGGCCGAACGCAAGCATGCACTCGCGCAGCTTGCCGCTGCCAAGGAGCTGCACAAGAGCGGAGACTTTACCGATGAGATGTTCGACGACATTCTCGGGGGTATCTTTAAGAATCTGAACGTCGAGGGTGTGCATTCGGCTCCCTCGCTCGGTCAGCGCCTGGGCTCGATGCTCGGCGGTGAACCGCTGCCAGAAGAAGAACCCGTCGTTGGGGGTCCGAACTTGAAGGCCGGTCCTCAGACTGGCGAGACGAGTTCGCTCCGTATGAAGCAGCACGAGTCGAGAGGGAAGTCAGCCGATCCTGTGAAGACTCCGACCATCCCCAACATCGAGCAAGGTCCTGGGACGCCTCCTCCGCCTCCGACACCGAAGGCCAACGTCGATGACGTGGCCGGTGCGATGGCGAAGGAGATGGGCGACCTCAAGCAATACGAAGGCAAGACGATTAAAGACAGCAAGACCGGCAGGCGCTTCAAAGTCACGAAGGGCAAGTTGGTCGAAGTCAAGTAAGGAGTCACATGGCGCGGTTCAGTGTAGACGAGACCGAGACGACGAAACCGGAAGCGGCAAAGTCCAGGTTTACCGTAGAAGAGGAATCGGCCCCTTCCGCTGACTCGCGCTTCCAAGTGGAGGAGTCTAGCTCGCAGGACTACGTATTTCCTGCGGGTTCTCCCTCGGCGCGTACGCCGATGGTATACAAGGACAAGCCCTCCTTCGAGGAGAGCTTTCCTGCATCAACGGATAAGTCCTCCGCGTTCCAGAAGATCGAGGGACTGGCAAACACGATTGTCGGTTCCGTGGTCAAGCCCGTCGAGTGGGCGACAGAGAAGTACGAAGAGTACGTCGGCGGACCCATCCGCCGAACCATGTTCAAAGAAGATCCCCTCGTCACGTTGGACCGGCAACATCGCGAACGGCAAGCCGTCCTCGAAGCCACCGGGGCCAGCGAAGGACAAAAGACCCTCGAAACGGCTAAACACCTCGGCAAGAGCCTGGTGGCAAGCGTGCTGGCTGACCCGCTGTCAGGTCTTATGGGCAAACGGGTGTTCTCCCAAGGGGAGAAGGCGATCGTTGATCCTGGTGCCAATGCGGGCGTTTGGCAGGGTCCTGTTTTTCAGAAACAGGAGTGGCAAGGACCTCCGGTCCAGGTGTGGCAGGGCCCGGAAAAGCAGGGTACATCGGTGGATCTCTCCACCTTGAGCCAGCCGAAGCCTACGAGCCCGCTCCCCACGATCACAGAGTTGGCAGACGAGTCGCGCTATGCGCCGGGAACGGGACCGGCCGGTGCGTTCTCCGATGAGATGCTTCAGAAGAAAATGCTCCGGTCTCCTGAGAGTCGGGCAGAGCGTGGTGCGGCAGAGACGAAGTCTACTCGGGTACAGCGATATGTGGTCGATGACGAGAGCGGGCTCGTCGTCCCGTTCGAGCACACGAAGAAGGGCGACACCGCGTTCCCTCAGTACGAGGAGCAGACGACTAGCGGCGAGATGCCCTATCGGTCTCGCAATCGCAGCGAAGACTTCATGGCGCTGGATCGGGAGAAGACTCCCTATGACCGCGAGTTCACCACCGAATTCGAGAAGCCAGGATTTCTACGTACAGCCGAGGAAAAGGTACAGGACAAGAACGCGCTCCGAACAGCGGAAGAGAGTGTCCAAGCGAATGAGCCAAAGCAAGCTCGTGATTTTGAGCGCACGCGGCGAGAGTTGATCGCGGCAGAAGAGAGCCGTATCCAGGCGAGGATTAGCACCAAGGAACGACTTGCGGCCGAACGCGAGGAGATGATTAAAGAGCGGGAAGCGACAGAGGCTGAAGTGCCCGCGCACAAACAGCAGTGGCAGGGCCCGTACGAGGAGTGGCAGGCCGGTGGGTTCCAGGGGCCGAGAGCCCCGAACAGATATTGGACGCCAGATCAAGCGGGCTTTAGCCGCGATGTCGATGGGAACGTCACGGTTTCAGACGGTTCATTTCCGAGTGCTGGGCGTCGATTCGTCAATCGTGCGCTGGATACGCTGGGCATGACGGGTGAAACTGGTCAGGCATTGCGTAATATTTATTACGGAATGGATGACTTCGCTCGGCAGTCTACGGCGGCGAACTTCGCGGACTGGGTGCGCAAAGCGCAGACGATCTACCCGAAGAACAGCAAGCCCGGTATTTTCCGAGATCCTCGTCGGGAGTGGTCGTATCAAGACTACGTAAAAATCCCAGACAAGGAATACGAAGTCCTTGTCGATCTGTGGTACACCAACGGGCAAGAGCTGACGCGCTATAACGCGCTGTCGAGAGACGCGCAGATCCGTGTGGATTCGGCATATGACCTGTGGCAGATCGCGACGGGTCGAGCCAGCTCCGACCCTGGTGTGAGACGGCTGAACATCCGCAACAGTGTGACCGGCGAAGAGAAGCCGATGGGCGAACCTGGGGCGTTCATGCCTCACCAGTACCGCACCGGCATTGACACCGGCAAGGTCTCGCGGACACTCATGAACCGCATGTACGAGTCGTACGCGAAGAACAACCCTGCACCGATGTCGTTCAACGACTTCCGCGAGACGTATACAAAACGGGCAGCGGGATATGAGTCGATAGTCGGCGACGATGGGAAGACGCGCTGGGTTCAGAGTCCGCCTGAACGGCGGTTCTTGGGCGTTGAAGAGGCGAGACTGTTCGATGCGGCAGAGGTGGCGAGAGAAGAAGGCAAGTCCATCCTGCAAGTCATGAAGGAGCACGGGCTCGAAACGGACATGGCGAAGATACAGCTCCGGTATAACCTTGGAGCGTATCACCGTGGGCAGCTCAAACTGAATGAGGAAAAGATCGCAAAGCTCCAAGCGAATTGGAGACAAGAGGTAGACTTCGACGCAGACGCGGTCTCGTGGCTTGATACGCTGGACTCTCGTTACAAGGGACTGGCGATGCACGAGGACGTTGAGCGCATGAACGCTACATGGCTACAACAGATCAAGAGCTACAACGCCTTGACGCTGCTATCACGCGCAACACTGGGTGCGTTGAACCAGTTCTTCACCTACGGACTGGCGAAGCCCACGTGGGGCGCGCTGCTCGACAGAATGATGGCCCCGATAGGCTCCAAGGAAGAACTCATTCGAGTGACTGACATGGTGCCGGATAGTGGCGCGTTGCTGTCGAACTTCGTACAGGAGATGAATCGCGTCGATGGGTTCTTAGGCGC